GGATCTTGTCGAGAAACTCGACGGATTGTACGACCAGTCAGTATCCAACAAGGATCAGGCCGCGGATCTTGTCCGCGCTGTCGACACAGTAAAACCCAAAGCGAACAACCTACGGATCACGCCCAAACACTTCCGCCTCATGGCACTGCTTAATGAGTATGGCGCGATGCATCGGGAGAACCTCGCACGGATCTTGGGAGTATCCGAAAAGACCATCGCGCAAATGCAATGGCAAATACACAAGAACCACCTCGGGTCTTTGAAAACGCGGCGGGGTGTGGTTATACTCAACTCCATCGGGGACGGGGTTTCCGATAACCAAAACTTTAAACTCATCTAACGGGGAGAAACCAAGATGAAAACTGAAACAACCTTGAACTTTACAGCCGAGCAACTCAACGAACTCAAGCGCATCGTTGACACTGTCGGATGGTCTACACGCAACGAAGAGACCGGCCATATTGATACCTACGTATCGGAGAACCGCGTGAAGTTTGCGAAGGATCTCGCCGGTGTTCTCGGCCGTATGGATACCGCCGCAATTGTCGGTACGTCCGAAGGCCTCTAAGGCTTAACCAATCCCTCATCTTCGCCCCCTTAACTGGGGGCTTTTTTTTGCCCGTCTTTTGGGTGTTGCTTTGCTACTTGCCGGTTTAACCGGAAAAATACCCAAGGTCTTACCGCCAGTGGGGATAGGGGTTTTTTGGGGTGTCTGGGATTGCTAGGTATCTCGGCCTCGACGGGGCTCAATTTGAAATGACCGGCGGCAATGGTGGGGGGCTTAACCAGAAAATATGCGGGTGTCCGGCTTTGCTACCTGTTGGTATTACCTGCGAGTAGCACAGCGGAGAGACCGAGGGGAGTATTGGCGGATCACTGATGGAAAATAAATGGCCCCCTAGGTGGGGAGGGCAAGGGACACGGGGGGGTGGTGGTACCTGTGCTAGCAACTCCCCCATATTTTTTATGGTTTTACTATTGTGTTTCACGGAGGTGTTTCACAGAGGGTCGACTTTGCTACCTATTGGGGGTACCAACGGGAAGCCAACGGCCCCAACGGGGTCGACTTTGCTACCTACTGGGGGGAACAGGGGAACAGGGGGGAAACGGAGTGTATGAAAGTAAAAAGCCCCAACAGCAGGGGATACTGTTAGGGCTATGGGGAGGGCGGTAAGCGTGGGGTAGTATATGGGTTTACCCCGGCGGGCTTACAATCCCATTGTACTATCCAGATTCGCACTTGTCAATCCCCCACAACCCAAACTACGTAAATTTTTTATTTTATTTTTGTTACTATGTTGACAGAATTAACCAACGGTACCCATAATGGGGGTGTACCGGGGCCGAAATGGCAGGGGAAATCAACTTTTATAGTCCATGTGAACCAAAGTTCCGAGACCACGGGCCCCCACGTACACCCCATTCCACTTTTATGCGCCTAATACGTTAGGATATTTACTTTTTATGCACATAAGTACCTCCAATAGGGGGTAATCTCCCCCTTCTTTAACACATATATGTGATAAGCCATGAACCTCCTCCCTCAACAACGGAAGAAACGTGAACTCTCCGACCAACAACAAGCTTTCCTTACCGCACTCTTCGAGAACGGAGGTAACTTCTCGAGGGCTTGCGAAGTGTCTGGTTACTCGCAAGGTTCCATCGGCCACCTCAAAGAGTCTCTTGCCGACGAAATTATCGAAGGTGCACGGAATATTCTTGCAGGTGGAGCTCTCAAGGCCGCAAATAAGCTTGTACAAACGATTGATGCACCGGAAATTGAGCGTGGAGATAATATACGGTTGCAAGCCGCGGAGTCTCTCCTCAATCGGGTTGGACTCGGCAAGCAGGAGACTCACAACGTCAACGTCCAAGCTGTACATGGCGTGGTATTACTCCCCCCGAAGAAAGAGATGGTTGTAGATGTACTGGAAGGCGGAGAATAACCCGTTAGGTCGAGAGATAAACACTCTCCCTCTCGAGGAACTAACCCCACTGTACACATTTCATCCAAAGATTAAGCAAGAAGTGCTCGATTCTATTAAAGAACGTGGACTAATTAACCCGATTATCGTAGTACCCCACGGAATTTTAGACAAAAAACCCGAGAAATACACAAAGTATTATGTACATACGGGGAACAACCGGTACTGGGCCGCTGTCCAAGCGGGAGCTACTCAAATTGATGCTTACATCTGTGAGAACCTGAAAGAGTTACCAGATTTAGAGCAAAAAATGTACATCAATCCGAGATTTTATGACGGAAGAGACTAAGGATACGGACGCGACCGCTCCAAAGCGAAGTCGCGGACGCCCAAAAAAAGACCCAAATGCACCCAAAAGCCGCTACCACCTCTCTACGGCGGAAAAAGCCCGTCGAGCGACTCAAGCGAGCATCAGAAAGTCAAAGAAAGAGGCGGAAAGAAAGAAAGCCGCCGCAAGTAAACAAGCGTACCGAGCAAATATAAGAGAAAAAGCCGCCTCGAAGGTAGAAACAGCCCTAAAGGGCGAAAAGTCACGTGTAATCGACCAAGGAGACGTGAATGTACTACCTAAAGCTGTTCAAGATCTCGTTGGCGAGTCTGAGGTTGTCTTTCAACCCAATGCGGGACCTCAAGAAGAGTTTCTCAGTGCTCCAGAGCAGGATGTGCTATATGGCGGGGCGGCCGGCGGCGGAAAGAGTTTCGCTCTTCTTGCTGATCCTCTCCGCTATTGTCATAACCCAAATCACCGTGGGCTTCTTTTACGCCGTACTCTCGATGAATTGACTGAACTCATATCAAAGTCGAAACAACTGTATCCCAAAGCGTTTCCCGGTGCCGTATTCCGTGAAAGTAAGTCGACGTGGGTCTTCCCCTCTGGGGCTACTATATGGTTTTCCTACCTCGATAAAGATAAAGACGTAACAAGATACCAAGGGCAGGCTTTTAACTGGATAGCTATTGATGAAGTTACCCAATACCCCACACCCTATGTATGGGAATACCTACGGTCACGTCTACGTTCCACCGACCCAGAGCTCTCCCAAAACCTCTCCATGCGCTGTACGGCAAACCCCGGTGGTGTCGGAGGTTGGTGGGTCAAGAAAATGTACATCGACCAAGGAGACCCCGGTAAGCCCTTCGTTCCAACCGACATGGAATCTGGAAAACCATACATATACCCGGATGGACATGAAAAGGCAGGCAAGCCGCTGTACTGGAGAAAGTTCGTCCCCGCTCGACTCACTGACAACCCGTACCTTATGCGAGACGGCCAGTACGAAGCCATGCTCCTCTCCCTCCCAGAAGTGGAGCGAAAGCGTCTACTCGATGGGGACTGGGATGTTGCAGAAGGTTGTGCATTCCCAGAGTTCCACAAGTTTAAGCACGTTGTCGATCCTTACGAGCTCCCAACAAATTGGCCACGAATCAGAGCGGCCGACTACGGCTACGCAAGCCCTTCGTGCGTACTCTGGGGTGCAATCGATTGGGACAACAACATATGGGTCTATCGAGAACTTTACGTAAAACACTTTACAGCAGAGCAACTCGCCGCTAAAATATTAGAAATGGAGGAGTATGATCCTGCTCCGCACTATGCTGTCTTAGACTCGTCGTGCTGGAACCGTACGGGATACGGACCCTCCATAGCCGAGACGATGATCCGTATGGGATGTCGATGGACTCCCTCAGATCGCAATAGAATATCTGGCAAGATGGAAATCCACCGTAGGTTAGGTGACAATGAATTCACCGGAGAACCTACCGTTAAGTTTTTCAACACTTGTACAAACATAATAAAACAATTGGCTGGCATACCGCTATCTAAAACAAATTCTGAAGATGTAGACACCAAGGCAGAGGACCACGCATATGACGCTTTACGTTATATGTTGATGACTCGAACATCTGGTTACGTCTCCATCCACAAGACCTTGAACGACATTAAGAATAGCACGTTTAAGCCACAAGACGCAACATTCGGGTACTAAATGCCACTATCTTACGATGAATTTGTAGACAAGGCCGCTAACCAAACGTTAACGTTGGGGGAGGCTATTGACTACGCGATGGCGAAGCCTAACACAACGGAGAACCACTTTAAACAACTCCGTGCTCTTCGTACCGCAATCGCTCAAGATAAGATAGGCTTGTCAGCGGATCTTCCTTTTTCTGAGATGAGGAAGGAAGAAAACTACTCTCGCCTCTTCAAGTCCGTCAACAAATCATCCAATAAGCTCGGTAACTTCCAAGCACTCGAGCTCAACATACGCCCTGTATTGGAAGAGTCTGGGGTCTTGGGCTTAACTGTCCCCGGACCGAGTGGTAAAGGCCAGATTAAGGTTTACCCGTTAATTACTGGGGGCAAAGGCTCCGGCAGTTTAACTGGTGGCTCACAGCGTACCGAGCTAGCGGGTGAGCGTCCGATGCGGGACCTCATCACTCAAAACGATATTGAGAAGCTCTACTCCGAAGCCGTACCCGAAATTCGTTCAGGTTTTGGGGATGTAGCCGCAGATGTGGCCTTATATCACAAAGCGACATTCCAACGCCCTGAGCAAATCCTCGGGGATAGTGCAATCAAAAAGTCCGATGTCACAATCACGGACGATTACGTCACGATCAAAGGCGTCACTAAAGGTAAAAAGACTCGCCCTACAGTCAAGTACCCCGTCGGCTCTGAAATGGCGGATCTCATTGTTCGTAACTATGAGGCTACCCAGAGTGACAAGCTATTTGATATTGCACCGAAAGTTTATGACGATGCGTACCGTGCTTCCATCTCTCCTCGCTTAGTTGCTGGATTTGAAGAGGCCCTACCCCTAATTGACGCAAACGACCCGAGTAAGGGTGTTGTATCGACGCCGAGTGCAACACGGTCCTTCATGGTCAGGGTTGTTACCGAGGAACTCGGCTACCCAGATGATGTCGCTGAAGCGATGATGGGGCACACAGATTCATCCATCCTATCCAAAAACTATCGTGGCTTAAAGCCCTTGGAAGGAATGGGCAAGATTGTGGATAGCCTTCTCATGGGTGTACGAGAGGGTTTTGCTGGTTTTGGGGACGACGCCTCTAGCTTTACCTCTGTTTTAACGGAAGAAGAACGTAGGGATGTAGCCCAAGCACAAGTTGCTGAAGCAAAGG